ATATAATAAGTATTGTAAAAATCGAGCCACTCAATTGAATAAGCGTCTCTCTATATGTAAAAATGAAGAAACAGATATATTTGATGTGGTAGATGATATATACCAAAAGGGTTATTCATGCTACGATATTATTAACTATTATAAATCTACAACTGATTTGAAAATGGTATATTTTTCCATTAAAAATCATTTTAAAAATGAGAAATTATTGATGTATTATTTATTATTAATTATTTTTCGTAGTAAAGACAATTTAGAAATATCATCCATAATTACATCATAATGGACGATTACAATATTACTAGTTTACAAGAGTCGAATAATGAGTGGGTCAACCGACTTATTAGTATTTTGACACCTTGTATTATTGACGGTTGTAAAACTGTTTATCAGGAAGCATTAAAATTATGTATTGATAATGATGAGGAGGATAAGTATTTAATGACATTCCAGAATTATCTTACTCGAATTCCAAAATGGAATAATGATATTGTGGAAAAGGAAGTTGAGAGAATAAGGGAAACCAGTGGGTGTGATTATTTAGAGGACTTAATTACTTGTGTCCATGTTATTCAGTTGAAGGCGCTTACTTGCATTCGTGTTGGAATGAAACACAAGACCATTGATATTGACATACCTAAATTAGCGCAATTTATTCATAAAGTCTATATTCAATTGGCACGAAAGTTATATACGAATGTTTATCTTTTTGAAGAACAAATCCCCCCACTTCAAGTACAGAGAAACAATCGCGAATTAGAAATGATGACAAAAGAATGTATTTTAGAAGCGGTTCGCGAGAGCATTCCTGTTGAGTCTATTTTAAAAGCTTATTTGGATGAAACAGTGGAAGAGAATGTTGAAACAATGGTTACGACAGTTAAGGAGGAAAAGAAGGAAGTTGACTCCGAAGCACAAGCAGGAGCAGTTACACAAGGCGAAGCAGGTTTACAAAACGAAGCAGTTACACAAGCCGAAGCAGTTACACAAGCCGAAGCAGTTACACAAGCCGAAGGTGATATACAAGCCGAATCAAATATATCAGTTGAAACACAGCCTGAAATTCCTACAAATACAGTAGTAGAGACACAAGAACAAAGTATCAATGAAATTAGAACTGCAACTAATACACCTACTTTTGGATCACCAGCATCACCAACCAAGCAGTTGACCTTCTCTAATATAGACCAAGCGCAAAGTCAGGAAGATAAAACAGTAACCAATGTACTGGCGCCAAAAGATATTCCAACATTAGAGCGAATCAGTGATGAAAATCACCTGAGACGTATGATGGAGGAAGAGGAGGAAGATGATGAAGATAAAATTAGAATAATGGATGACGCTAATATTAGTCTTGATATCGAAACATTATAAACACGCAAAGTATTTCGTTTAGTACTATCTTATTTATTGAATATACATAATAAACAAGATGGATTCTATTTTTACATATGTTTTCACAGTTACTGTTTTATATGCTATTCTCTCTGTTGTGAGAAATAGATTATCACCAAATGAACCAAAAACACCCAAGGAAATAATGACCGAATCACTTTTAGCTGGTTCAGCAACATTGACATCCTACTACTTACTTAGTAGTTTGGGTTTTGCTACAATTTCACAAGTCCAAAAAGGTGGTTCAACACCCGCTTTTACATCACGCCCTGAATTTTAGAGCAAAAAATATTCAGGTATTTCATCAATATTCATAATCGATTGCTTTTTCTTGATATTTTTCTTTGAAACACAATATTGAGAGAAAATAGGTCGCTCTAATTGATTTTTTGGAAGATTATTAGTCACAGTACGGCTAATCATTTTGTATAATTTAAACTCTGGATAGCGCTCATCACCATTTTTTTTGTAAAGGACATTTCTACCTTTATAGTCTTTTAACCAGTCGTTAATTACATCAAAAATTTGTTCTAATTCTTCCTCTTCCTCTAAATAATCATAGAGAGAACAGGCTAATCGACATAAATCAAAATTAAAATTAGGAGCTACCACCTTTTTATTTGGATCAAAATAAGGTTCACAATTATATTGAGAAGAAGCATCACCGCTTGGACTAAAGCTATCACTAAAAATTACATTTCCTTTAAATTTATAAATGGCCCGTCCAAAATCTATGATTTTCCAGATTTTTCCAAATGTAGGCACTTTATAATGTTTATTATTATACTTGTAATATAAAAATGGTTTATCCGTTTCAATATACATAACATTCGCATTATGTAAGTCATTATGAATACAGTAGAATTTCTCTTGATAAACAATTAATGTCATAACTATCTGCATTAAAATAGCCGACCATTCTGATTTGGTAATAATATCTGATGTTTTTGTTTTATAAAGCATATAATCATCTAATGTTTCTTTACAAGATTCTAGAAACACCAAATTCACAGGAAATCTAGGAATATTTACATATACTGGTTTATCCTCATCATCCTCTTCTTCATCTTCTTCATCATCGTCTTCATCATCATCAAATTCACTGTTTGACCCTTGTTCTTCATCTTCATCGTCGTCTTTGCATTCATCATCTTCATTAGTTGTATTGGATGTGCGAGAAGAACAAGAACTACTTTCATTCGAATTGGTATTATGAGGAGATGTAGGCTCTCCTTCTTTAATATAAACTAAATCACTATTATCTTTGTAACAATCGGCAAAATCAAATGTACTATCAGGAATTTTAATGGGAGATATAATATCCGGTTTTAGTTCCTCCACCCCAAGATCAATATTTGGGTCACTTATTCTTGATTCCTTATCCACTATTTCTAATTTACGCTTATATTTACATGATTGTGTAGGTTGAAAAATTTCATATATTTCCTCATCAATATTAAAATCATCTTTATGTTCTAAAAAATACTCTGAATCAAATAAATATTCTAAATCATCTTGGATATCCACTCTAAAATTATTTTTTATGGCTAAATATGAGCCATAGCAATCCAAACCGTGCTTGAATCCATGTTTATGAAGTAATTTAGATGTTAGGTAAGTGAAAAAACTATCTACATAAGCAGAATTATTGGGTTCATTAAAATGATTATCCGTTTCATCACTAAATGAAGGAATTCGAATCGATTCATCATTTACCTTGCCAACCATAATTTTTATTGGATCAAACAAGGGGCAAAACTTGATGAAGCAATCTTTCAATGCGCCATCGCTCATTGTAGATGAATATGTATTATAATTCACCATCTCATTCATTGAAACAACACTTTTTTCATAATTCAATGAAATTTTATTCCACGACTGTTCATCAAATTTAAAAAACCGTTTATAAATTGGTATATAATTTTGTATTTTTTCAAATTCATCTTTTAAACTTTCATCAATCCTGAAATTAGCAGGCTGGTAATTTAGAGTAAAGGACATTAGTTATTTAGAATACAAAGTTTTTTCACTTTAAACTTATTTTTGTTAGAATTATAATAATACTAACATTCGTTTTTATCAGTGACTTAATTTCTAAATAAGGATATAGCATTAACACTTACATAAAATGACATTGGAATTGAAGAAATTTGATATGAAGAATATTCGCTTTGACCCTAATAAGAATGCTGGACCAGTTATAGTTCTGATTGGTCGTCGTGATACTGGTAAATCTTTCTTAGTCCGTGATTTACTTTATTATCATCAAAACATTCCTATTGGAACAGTAATTTCTGGTACAGAAGCAGGTAATGGTTTTTATTCAGCTCATGTACCCAAATTATTTATTCATGACGAATATAATACTGCCATTGTAGAAAATATTTTAAAGCGCCAAAAAACTGTTTTAAAGCAAATGAAAAAGGAAATAGAAGCATATAAGCGATCTAATATTGACCCACGTGCTTTTGTTATTCTTGATGATTGTCTATTCGATGCCACTTGGACAAAAGATAAAATGATGCGGATGCTTTTTATGAATGGTCGTCACTGGAAAATTATGCTGATTATCACTATGCAGTATCCACTTGGTATTCCACCTAATTTACGTACTAATATTGATTATGTGTTTATTTTGCGTGAGCCTTATATAAATAATCGCAAGCGCATTTGGGAAAATTATGCTGGTATGTTTCCAAATTTTGAATCATTCGCCCAGGTTATGGATCAATGTACTGAAAATTATGAATGTTTAGTCATTGATAATAACTCTAAATCTAATAAGCTTCAAGATCAAGTATTTTGGTATAAAGCACAAAAACATGGTGATTTCAAACTGGGTTCGCGCGAGTTTTGGGAGCTTTCCAAGAATTTAGCATCTGATGATGAAGATGATGAACCCTATAATCCAGATGCTGGTCGTAAGAAAAATACACAGCGCATAAATGTCAAGAAGACATCACGTTGGTAAATGAAAAAAATTTTATATTGATATTAAATTGCGGTATCTCTCTGGTATTTAAAATATACTACCAATACAGCATTGAATGACTGTATTATTAGTAGGATGTACGGGATTTTTGGGAGAAGCATTACTTTACAAACTATTGAGAGAAACAGATAAGGATTTGGTATTGGTTATTCGCACAAAAGATAATAAAACTATTCACCAACGTGTTTTGGAGATGTTTGATTCTATAAAATTGTCTTATGAAGACTATAAAAATCGTTTAAAACTTATTCAGGTCTCTTACGATGACCGGCGAAATATAGCTATTTCAGCAGAGGACGATGAATATATTAAAAAAAATGTCACTATCTTAGTGAATGCCTTGGCAGACGTTCATTTCAATCGTGAATTAAGAAAAGCTGCACTTAATAACACTGTAACTGCCCTTCAATGGTTACGAAAATTTCAACAATGCGAAAAGCGTGAAACATATCTTTATATTTCAACGGCTTTTGTTAATTTTCATCGGCTTCAAAGCGGTAAAATTCCTGAAAAAATTCTCGAAAAAAATATGAATCATAAAACCCTGGAAAATATTTTGGAAAATAAACAAACAACAATGGGTAATTACGAAAATTCCTACGTCTACACAAAACAATTGGCCGAAGTTTTATTGAATGAAGAGAGAAAAGATGAACGGCTGGTTATTATCCGCCCATCCATTATTATTCCTGCTATGGAGGCACCCTTCCCAGGATGGGGAAAAATTCAAACTACGAGTTTTATTATTTTAGGGATTGGATCTGGATTACTCTCTATGTTGAAATATAACAAGGAAACATTTCAAAACACAGTACCTGTTGATATTGTAGCGGAAGATTGTCTGCTTACTATTACTGAA